CGGAAAAGCAGATCAAGGCTTTGCGTTCCCGTTCGTGCAGGATTTCCAGTATATGCTCCGCCTGCTTTATCTGCGCTGTCAGTGCGTTTCGGACAATCTCTTCCAGCAATTTCTCAGAGATTGGGATTCGCTTGCAAGGACTATCCACCGCTGTGGCTGAGAATCTGCAGTTAAACGAGGGGCCAATCTTCTTGAGAACACGATATTTCATCAGTTTCTGGCAGTAGCCGCAGTAGACCTTGCCTTTCAAGGGATACTGGTGTTTTGTGTAGTTCCCGGCCTGATGGTTCCCATGCTGCAGCATAATGACCTTTTGCGCCTGTTCAAATTCCTCCGGGGTCACAATGGCGGCATGGCTGTCCTCAATTCGTACCTGCTGTTCCACGGGAGCGCGCCGGATCCGATGTTTGCACGGAACAGGCATAATGAATTTCGCGCCCACATAGGTGCCCTTATACTTCTCATTTTTCAGAACATGGTAAACCGTTCCGCTGGTCCAGTGACTACGCTGCAAATCCCACGCTTTCTGCTCGCTGTATACATGGTTTTCCGCCACATGATATGCTGCCGGGGTCGGGATCTGCTTTTCGTTCAGGATTTTTGCGATGGTCCCCGTCCTGTTTCCCTGCAATGCCAGTTCAAAGATCAGGCGCACATACTGGCTAGCTACCGGGTCAAGGATCAGCTTATGGCAGTCATTCGGGTCCGGCAGAAATCCAAACGGGCGGTATCCTCCGAGATACATTCCTTTTTTCTGCATGACATGGTCGGCTGCTGCGATTTTAGCGGAAAGGTCCCGGCTATAGGATGCGTTGATGATGTTCTTAATGGCTACTTCCAGCCCTCGCACATCGTTTCCGGCCTGCATCCCGCTGTCATACCCATCGTTGACAGAGATAAATCGAACGCCCAGCAATGGAAAGATGCGCTCCATGTAATCGCCTGCCTCAATGTAATCACGGGCAAACCGGGAAAAGTCCTTTACGATAATTGTTTTTATCTTGCCATCCTGTGCGTCCTGAATCAGACGCTGGAATGCAGGGCGGCTTGTTGAGGTGCCGGAATAGCCATCGTCCACATACTCCTGACGCGGCTCTGCGGCCAGTTCC